ATAAAAAAGAAGCACAAAAACGCGACGAGGATGTAAAAAAAGCTGAATTAGAAGCAACAGCAGCCAAAGTTAAAATGGACACCGCTACTAATGACGAAGCTAAGAAAGCCGCTGAACTTGAATTAAAAGCCGCAGAAGAAAAAGTCAAACTTGCCAAGGAAGCCAAAGAACGTGGTGGACTCAGCAAGGTAGCAACTGAAGCACCAAACGCTCCAGACACTGGCGGTGTTGATGCAATGGGCAATGTAACTGGTGCTGCCACTCCTGAGCCTACGCCACCAGCGCCACCAGCACCTTCTGCTCCTCCGCCTCCTGCACCTGCTCGAATGGGAAGGTTCAATCGTATGCCAGGCGCAGCTACTACACCTGGAGTGTCAGCTGCACCTCCTGCACCTTCCGCTTCTCTACCACCTCCACCTGTATCAACCACTGTTGCAAAAGCAGCTCAATCTGCACTAAAAGGAGTAGGCAAAGTAGTGAATGCTGCAATACCAAGTGCAGAAGCTGGTACATTAACTGGTCGACAAGTAGCCACAAGTCAAAGCCTAGCCCCTGGTGAAGAAGTTTTACCATCAACCCAAAAAAGATCATTAAAAGATATTTTTATGGCAAAAACTACTGGGGGGCAAGGCGGTGGTGGCAAAGAACCACTTAGTGCCACTCCTCCTCCTGACGCACAAAAAATGCCTGTAAGCGAAACAAAACCATCAGGTGCATCAGGGGGTATAGATGAGTCAGCTTTGAAAAATATGATCAAAGCACACGAAGGTGTAGTGCCTTATCCTTATAAAGATATCAAAGGACTTTGGACTATTGGCGTGGGACACTTGATTGGTAAAACATTGCCTCCAGAATTTTCTGAGTGGTCTAACAATGGACCAGCATATGGCCCAGGCAGCAAAAATAACAACACAACGCCAGCTTGGAGTATGGAAAAAATTGAGCAAGTTCTTGACTCTGACCTTCAAATGAGCAGGCAAGGGGCATCAAGAAACACTAAAAACTATGCTGACATGAGTTCACCAGGCAAAACAGCCTTTGTGGATTTAGCGTTCAATATGGGACCAAACTGGATCAAAGAAAAAGGATTTGTAAAATTAGATGCTGCACTTGCTGCCAAACAAAATGAAGAAATCAAAAAAGAGTTGATCAACAGCGACTGGTACAATCAAGTTGGGGATAGAGGTAAACAAGTTGTAAACATGGCCGGAGCTGCATTTGCAGAAAAAGGCGGCGAGTTTAACGGACCAAATTCTGGATATACTGCTACACTACACGGCAAAGAAGCAGTGATTCCTCTTGAAAACAACAGCGGCAACTTTGTAAAAATGTTTGAAGAAATAGCAAGTTCAAATAGAGAAATGGTTGCAATGATGGAAGAAATAGTTCGTGTGAACAAAGCCACTAACGGCATAAGCGAAAAGATGTTGCGTGTTGCGCAAAGCTAACGGTAAATAAACAATCATGGCAGAACAAAACAAACCCGGCTGGAAAAAATATTTCAAAGTAGCAGACACCACTGGAGTGATGAGTCCAATATCTGGCTCAAACCAGTTTGGCTTCCCGGGCTACGGCAAGAACGATGGCGGCACTGGCAACACTAACGAGTTTGGGTTCCGCAACTATGCCAGTAGACTGCCTGAAGTTTACAGTGGACACCCCAACAGAATTGAGCGATACAACCAGTATGAGAACATGGACATGGACTCAGAAATCAACGCCTGCTTGGACATTATTGCAGAGTTCTCCACACAACTTAGCGAGCAAAACGGCACGCCGTTTGAGATTGATTATCAAGACAAGCCCACTGATCACGAAATAGAAATCATCCGCAAGCAGATGAAACAGTGGGTCAAGCTCAACAAGCTGGATCAACGCATATTCAAACTGTTCCGTAACACCATCAAGTATGGTGATCAAATCTTTGTGCGTGATCCAGAAACATTTGAAATGATGTGGGTGGACATGAGCAAGTTGGCCCGTGTTATTGTGAACGAGTCAGAAGGCAAACGTCCTGAGCAGTATGTTATCCGTGACATCAACCCCAACTTTCAAAACATGACTGTGGCAGCAAAAACCACCACAGACTACATGACCAACCCAGTAACTGGATCAATTTCTGGCAGCTCTAACTATACCATGCCCAACGGCGGTACAGGTGGCGGCGTGGGCAACAGTCGTTTCATGACTGCCATGAATGAAGTTTGCTTGGATGCCAAGCACGTGGTGCATATGAGCTTGAACGAAGGCCTGGACACATTTTGGCCGTTTGGCAAAAGCATCTTGGAAAACATCTACATGGTGTTCAAACAAAAGCAATTGCTAGAAGACTCAATCCTAATCTATCGTGTGCAACGTGCTCCAGAGCGCAGAATCTTCAAGATTGATGTGGGCAACATGCCTAGCCACCTTGCCATGCAGTTTGTGGAACGTGTGAAAAACGAAATGCATCAGCGCAGAATTCCCACTGTAACTGGCGGTGGAAACAACATGATGGACAGCAGTTACAACCCGCTATCTATCAACGAAGACTACTTCTTTCCCCAAGGTCAGGACGGTCGTGGCAGCTCAGTTGAAGTGTTGCCCGGTGGTCAAAACTTGGGTGAAATTGACGATTTAAAGTACTTTAACAACAAAATGGCCCGTGGTCTGCGGGTGCCAAGTAGCTATTTGCCCACAGGTCCAGACGATTCAGACCGTGTGACCAGCGACGGAAAAGTAGGCACAGCCCTTATCCAAGAGTACAGATTCAACCAGTATTGTGAACGTTTGCAAGCCCTGATCGTGCAGAAGTTAGACGACGAATTCAAGATGTTTTTGAAGTGGCGCGGGTTTAATATTGACTCTAGCTTGTTCAATATCAAGTTCAATGCACCACAAAACTTTGCAAGTTATCGTCAATCAGAGCTAGATAACACCAGAATCACGTCATTTACAGCATTAGAACAGTTGCCGTATATGTCAAAACGTTTCTTGTTAGAACGTTTCTTAGGACTCACTGAAGACGAAATTCAACAGAATGAAGAAATGTGGCGTGAAGAACATGATGATGTTGATGCACCAGCTGTGGCCGGCAGCGATTTGCGAGCTGTGGGTGTGACACCTAGCGGCATGGAAACTGACATTGCCACTGGAGAAGAAATGGCTGCTATGAATCAACCAGGCGCAGAAGGTGCTGGCATGCAAGGCCCTGGAGCAGCACCTCCAGCAGCCGGTCCTGGAGCACCCGGAACGTTATAAATAACAACATGCTGCTGACAGAAATCTACAATCAACAACCTCAAGCCTATCAGGACCTGAGCCAAGACAACAGTCAATTGCAACTCAGCGACTTGCGTAAAACTCGTTTGACCTTGCGACAGTTAAACAAACTGCGCAAGATGAACGACATTCGTTCAGTGGAGTTTAAAGACAAACTCAAACTGATACGTCGACAGTATCAACCACCTCCACAACCCTTAGCCTAATCAGTCGGCAAGAAAAAACAGCCGTTTTGAGGGTATAACACTATAGTTTTTGACTGTTATATTAAATAACAGCACACTTTACCTATAGGAGTTTACCCAATATGAACCGTTTTGAACAATTGATCGAATATGTGATCAACGACGAAGAGCAAAAAGCTCGTGAGCTGTTCCATGACATCGTTGTGGAAAAAAGCCGCCAAATCTATGAAAACTTAATGGCCGAAGAAGCCGAAGAAGAATTAGACGAAGCTGCTGAAGAAGAGCTGGACGAAGCTGAAGAGGAAGAAGACCTTGACGAAGGCATGATGGGCGGCGACGCTAGTGATGACCTGATCGACAACGTTGAAACCGAAGAAGAAATGAGCATGGAAAGCGAAGATGACGCTGATGCTGAATTTGACGACGAAGCTGAAGAAGCTGGCGACGACTTAACACACGACATCGAAGGCATGCACGATGAAGGTGAAGCTGCCACCAAAGACGACATTATGAATTTAGAAGACAAACTGGACCAGTTAATGGCCGAGTTTGAAGCTGCCATGGGTGGCGATGATATGGGCATGGGCGACGGCGACGGATTTGGTCCCGAAGAAGGTGGCGATGCCATTGAAATGGATGACACCGGCGAAATGGAACCAGGCATGATGGAAGCCATCAGCTTGAAAGCAGCCCCAAAGCCAGTTACTGCTGAACAAGGTGACGGCAAAGCAGGTCCTGTAGCATTTAACTCAGGTGCAACTGGTATGGCCAGCAAGCCTGTGAAGACTGGTACAGACGGCGGCGGCAAACATGATGCAGCCGGTGCTTACAGCAATCAAGTCAAAGAGCAGCCGGG